GTGACATATCTCGGTATATATCAGCTCCAGTCGCATAACCCTCAGCGTAATAAATTGTGTCTGAACTTTTTAGTATCTCTTGTCCCAAGAGAAAAAAGCTACCAGCTTTTTTAGAACCAGTGAGGAATCGCTTTTGTCCTTCGTCATCTATGTATTGCAATCCCACGACAGCCAGATTCTCGTCATACATGGGTATCATTAACCTGCCATCCTCAGCTAATTTAAGCCCATAGGAGAGCACTTTCTTCTTCTCAAGGTAGGGATGCCTCTCTACTTCTTTTCCCTCATCCCAAAGGGTTTGTGCTCGTTTAGCAGCCTTGCTGTACTTCTCAGCCTTCTTGACCTCAACTTCTTTCTGTAATTGTTTAATTTCATCTTTGTGGGCTTTGGATATGGTATAACCTTTTTTATTTTCTGGTTTCCAGATCGCTGTGGGCTGGTCTTGTGAGATACGATAATCCCCTACTCGACCATAAGGGACACTCTGCTCCAACCAGAGTTGATACCAGCCACACAGCTTTCTTTCGCCACCTATGTTGACGTAAGATCTTCCGATACTTCCATCAACCACCAATTCTCTCTTGAGATCAGGCTCCATGCCCTGTTCTCCCATGAAACTTAAAAATTGGGTCTTGTAATCTACTGTTAAAGGTCGTTCAAAATTCTTGGTGGGTCTGCTTATTTTTAATGCCATATCTCACTATTGCCACTTTTATAAAAATCTGTATAATGATATACAAATTTATTAAACATAGCAAATCATAAATGGAGAAAATATTATGGCTTTAAAAATTTCAGGTGAAACTTCAAGCTACGAACCACTACCAGAAGGACAACACGATGCAATATGTTATCGTGTTGTGGACTTTGGCACAAGGGAGGAACAGTGGCAAGACAATCCACCAAAAAAAAGAACCACTTTACACATTACTTGGGAAGTTCCAGACGTAAAACTGGATGATGGCAGACCTTATTCAATCAGTAAAAAATACACTTCTTCACTGAATGAAAATTCAGCACTGTTTAAAGATCTAGTGACATGGAGGGGCAGACCCTTCACAGCAGAAGAACTCAAAGAGTTTGATGTGAGTAAATTAATTGGCTTGCCAGCGATTTTACACATAGAGCACAAAGACACTGATGGTGTAGTAAGGGCAAGAACCAAAGGTATCTTTAAACCAGATAGCTTTGAAAAAACTGAAACTGTTAATGAACAACAGATTTTTGATTTAGAAGTTTATTGTGAAGAGTTTAAGGGCAACAGTTCAGCTGCAACCAAAGCCATGTGTGATGTGTTTGAAGCTCTACCAGAATGGCAACAAGGCATCATTGAAGAAAGTTTTGAATTACAAGCAGCGAAAGAAAATAGTGAAGTCACTGAAGTTAAAGAAGAGTCTTCACAAAAAGGATTGGCTGATTTAGCCAATGACGATAAGGGGGAGTCTGAAGAAGACATACCCTTTTGATGTTCGAGGGTGGTTCTTGCAATCATCACATCTTTATACCTCCAAGGGTCGCCCTCGAAAGTTCAGCGATGTTGGCTTTAAAAAAGGATTTAAAGGTAGAAAATGGAAAAAATGAAATACATGAGTGAGGATATAGATTTAATCAACAAGCCTCCCCATTACAATCAGGGTGATATGGAGGCGATAGATTACATCAAGCAACAGCTGGGGGAGGGTTTTAAATTGTATCTGGAAGGAGCCTGTTTAAAATATCTGCATCGCTGGAAATATAAAAACACACCCATAGAGGATTTAAAAAAATGTCAATTTTACTTGGATAAATTAATAGCTGAAGCTGAGAAATGAATGATATAAAGTATACAATTTATCCATTGCCAGCAGCTCTAATGATGGAGCATCAACTATCAGAGCAGATGGTGGATGCACTCAACCAATATTTAGACAACCTATTAAAAGACGAAAATAGGGTGTCATACGAAACTGAGTTAGTAGGTCAAATTCACCAAGGTGAACAACTGAAGATGGATTATGAACACGAAGATTTAAAAACATACAATAAATTACTTACTACTTTAGCGGTTAATTACATAAAACAATTCGTTAAGCTCACAGGAGCTGGGGTCAACCCCAAGAAGGTTGATATTAATGATTTGTGGTCAGTGCATAGTTTTGAGGGTGACTACAACCCCATTCATGACCACAGTGTAAAAACAGAAATGGGAATATCATGCACGACCTGGACTAAAGTGCCAGAACAAATAGGCAAGTTAGGAGAGGGAGAAAACCTGAATGACAACTTTACTTTGTATGGTGCTTCTGGAGCAGTGGATGGATTTTTAAATTTTACCTATGGCTTGAACCAAATCAAAGATCCAGAGAACTTACGACCATCACAATCTAGGGTGATAAAGCCAGAAGTGGGTCGTTTATTGATGTTCCCCTCATGGATGCAACACATGGTCTATCCTTTCTTTGGTGAAGGAGAACGCAGAACAGTGGCAGCCAACCTGAATTGTTGGGATTTAACAAAAGAAGAATTAATGGAGACAAGAAATGCACAACAGCAAAATCAACCAAACAGAAAAGAACGAAGAAGAAACAAAAAAAGAAATAAGAAGAAAGGTTAAAATAATAACTTGGTTATTGCCCAGATTTCGCAAGGGAATATCAGATCCAAAAGATTATGAAAAGTTAATAGGGAGAATAGATAACAATGAACTTTAAAGAAGGTATATACGAAGATCTGCCATTTGACCAGTACAACAAGATACAGGCTTATCGTGCTTCAGATTTAAAAGAAGTAGACAGATGTGTTTACAGCTGGAAACACAAGGAAGGCATGAAAGACACACCAGCCCTCCTAGAAGGCAGGGTGCAACACACAGTATTCTTGGAACATCATAATTTTAAAAATGAATTTATTGTTGAACCTGCTGTGGACAAGAGAACTAAAGCTGGCAAGGAAGAATATGAAACATTCTTACAAGAAGTGGGTAATTTAACCCCCATATCTGAAGACCTTTATGATGCTTGCATGGAACGTAGGGAATTGTTGTCTGACTTCATTCCATCCAAATTGGACAAAGTGGAGCTGACTTTATGTTTTACTTATCATGGACAACCTTTTAAATCCAGACTGGATTGGTACGATGGTTCCAGAGTCTGGGATTTAAAGACCTGTCGTGATGCTTCCCCTAGGGGCTTCAGGAGTGCCATTAATATGTTCAGATACCACATGCAAGCCTCTTTGTATATAGATGCTTGTAGAGCCTTAAAATTGCCCACAGAAGGCTTTTTCTTTCTTGCCCAAGAGAAAGCCCATCCTTACCCTTATGCAGTCTACACCATGTCTGATGAAGCATTGAAGTATGGACAGGCAAAAAACGAACAGGCATTAAAAATCATGTTGGATGCTAAAGAGGAAAACAGTTACAAGCCTTACAATATCGAAGGCATACAAACAGTGGAGCTGGGCGATTTATGGTGAGCCATTTTCGTAGAGCCATTCAGTTCTACTTCTATCATACAACCAGAATACCAGTAAATAACGATTTCCAGATGCAACTGGCAAACCCCTGTGCATGTTAGTAAAGCTGGGGAATATTAAAGCATGTCCTGTGGGCAATGGATTTATCTTGCCATAGTTGTGAAATTCAGTGCCACCACCTTCATACTTACCAGTGTTTAAAGGCACTACCACACTCATATCAGCGGATTCATCGTGATGCCATGCCCCTTGTTCCTTATCCTTTAAATTGTAATTGGCTATTTGAACTGAACCCACGCTCACACAGTTTCTTTGCCAGATAGAAAAGAAAACTGGGTTGAGGATGGTTTGCACCACAAACCACATATTGCGATACAGCTCTGGTAGTTTTTCCTTTAACACAATTTCTGGGATTTGCCTGAGCTCATCTTCTTCTTCATTGGTTTCAAAAGCGAGCTCTTTATTTATGTTCTTGATTTCATCGACCAGCATGGTACAGAACTGCTTTCTGAATAAAGGCATCTTGTAGATGTCTGGGTAAATCTTTTTGATGTGTTTCTGGATAGGGGTTTTCTTTAACTTTTCCACTCCATCTTGAGCAGTAAACTCTGTGATTACAGGTAAACTCTCTTGTACTGCATTGTAGATACTATGCCTTACACACCAATGCGATTGCATAGACAAAAGATAATTCTTTAATTGGTAATCTGCCACACAATAAGTTTATCATGTGGCAGTGGGGGTGTCAGTCAGTCTAAGTTATTCTGGTAATTTTGGT